GGTAGATTACATTGACCATATGGGTTCTGATCTTACTGTAGTGAATGCAGCAAGGGTCAGTTTTAAAAAAGAAAGAGAAGCAGAAGATTGGGAGTATCTAGATTTAGGACAAGCGTCTGGTTATTTTGTAGCTGTCTTAAATGAAAAAGATCAGAAGCTTATTAAGTATCTAGCAGAGCATAATCACTGGACTCCCTTTGGTCATTGCCAAGCAACCTTCCGTATCAAAGCACCTATCTTTGTATCCCGTCAGTTGGGTAAGCATCAAGTAGGTATGGTGTGGAACGAAGTAAGTCGTAGGTACGTCGATAGTGAACCGGAGTTCTATGAGCCTGAAGTGTGGCGTAAGAAGGCAGATAATGTGAAGCAGGGTAGTTCTGATGAAGAGTTTCAGCATACCGATTTAATATGGCTGAATAACCATGTTAAAGGACTTAAAACGATTTATCTGAAGTTATTAGATGAAGGTTGTTGCCCCGAACAAGCCCGTATGGTTCTCCCTCAGTCCATGTATACCGAATGGTACTGGACAGGATCGTTAGCAGCATGGGCTAGAGTGTGTAAGCTACGGCTTGATCCACATTCTCAGCAAGAAACGCGGAGAATAGCGGAGTTAATCTCCGCAAAGTGTGAAAAGATTTGGCCTGTATCTTGGAAGGAACTAATGAAATGAGAGAATTAAGCACTTTACTGAACGATAGCGAGGATTTGACATGAAACACGCGAGAGATTGGCGAGTTGTAATTGACGACACCGGAGGTCCGTTCTCGGGATGGCCTTCGGTTTGGAGCGACGAAGAAGATCGCACGGTGTTGCACCGCGCCGGATTTAAGCAGGAGTTTTGGGATGGTCCCTCCCTACAAGAAGCAAAAGCTATCGCACAGCTTGTTGCTGACTTTATGAATGAACGATAATGGGATTTATGAGCAGATAACAGGAGTTACAAAATAAATTACTGTGACACATGCAAAGACCATGAAGAATGTAGAGCAACTGAGACAAACAATGCTACTAAAATCATAGAAAGGACTCCTTTATCATGAAAAGTTTAATTTTAATTATTACGATAGTCTTAGCTGATCCTAAAGGACTACCTAATCAATATGTAACTCACACAACTGTTCTAATTCCACCAATTGGGGTTACGTATGATGAATGTGAATACAAACATAAATTACATTTTATTGAAAAACTAGAGAAATCAATAAAAAACATTCTTGACTTAAACGCTAGATGTGTTATTGTAAAGAATAAGAACAATGGAGAGGAGATTTAATATGGGTCCTTTGGTTAAAGAATGTCAAGAACTTCATGCTACAAAATATCGACTGCCTAATGAATCCTTTGAAGAGGGAGTTGCTCGTAATGCCGCTTCGCAATGTCAGACTCAGAAGAACACCGACAACGACTTAAAGGAATTTTTGGAGAACAACGATTTATGCCAGCCGGGAGAGTGCAATCTGCAATGGGGTCTCCACGAGATGTCACTGCCTACAATTGCTTCGTTTCAGGAGTCATTGAAGACTCGATGGACTCTATTATGGACAAAGCTAAAGAAGCTGCTGAGACTATGCGCCGTGGTGGTGGCATCGGTTATGATTTTAGTCGTATCCGTCCCAGCGGTGATCGTATTGTCTCTCTTGACAGCACCGCTAGTGGTCCTGTTAGTTTCATGCGGATATTTGACAGTGTATGCCGGACTATTGTTTCTGCAGGTCATCGACGGGGAGCCATGATGGCAGTTCTTCGGATTGATCATCCGGACATTGAAGAGTTTATACGTGCCAAACGAAACGAAAACGAGCTTACCAATTTCAACATCTCAGTCGGTGTTACGGACGAGTTTATGTCCTGTGTGCAAAAAGGAACTAAATTCCCTCTCAGTTTTAATGGACAAGTATACCGTCATATTGATGCAAAAGCCTTGTGGGATGAAATCATGCGTTCTACTTGGGACTGGGCAGAACCAGGAATCCTCTTCCTCGACCGAATCAACGGAGACAATAACCTATATTATGCTGAAACAATCGAAGCTACTAACCCCTGCGGCGAACAGCCTCTGCCTCCTTACGGTGCTTGCCTGTTGGGTTCGTTTAATTTAGTTAAGTATGTAGATAATGGAAGGTTTAATTTTGAACGATTCAAACTGGATATCCCTGATGTTGTACGTGCTATGGACAACGTTATTGATAGAACTCGTTATCCCTTAAATACCCAACGTAAGGAAGCTCTTGATAAAAGACGAATGGGATTAGGTATCACTGGTCTGGCTAATACTATTACCCTTTGTGGATATGAATATGGGGATGATAGCTCTCTTCGTTTAACTCGTAAGATCATGAAGACGCTGTGCCTCACAGCTTACGAAGCATCTGCCGACCTTGCTATTGAGAAGGGTACATTCCCTGCCTATGACTCAGAAAAGTATATTAAATCTGAATTTATCTCTCATTTCCCTCAAGATTTGGTAGACAAGATTAAACATCAGGGTATGCGTAATAGTCACTTGACTTCTATTGCCCCCACAGGGACCATTAGTTTTACTGCAGACAACATCAGTAGTGGTATTGAGCCTGTGTTCGCCTATGAAGTCAATAGGACTGTTCAGACTGAGTTTGGACCTACCCAAGTAACACTAAAGGACTACGTATGGAACTATCATGGTCTTAAGGATAAAACTGCTGATGAATTAACTGTAGACGATCATCTTAATATGCAGATTGCAGTACAGCCTTGGATTGACTCAGCGGTATCTAAGACCATTAATGTAGGTGAGGAAGTTACCTTTGATGAATTTAAGGACGTATACCTTAATGCATGGAAAGGTAAACTAAAGGGTGTCACTACATTCCGTCTAGCCGGTAAGCGTTACGGTATTATGACTAAAGTGGAACCTGAGGATGACCTTATGGAAGATGGAGCAGCTTGCTTTATTGATCCTGAGACGGGCCAGAAAGAGTGTAGTTAGTATTCCTCTTCATAGTTTCTCTCAATAGGTTTAACTCCTCGAAATAAACCCCCACCTCCTAAGATACCTGCATTACGAAGAACACGTAAACGATCTTCCATGAGAACTTCCGGCTCAACAGTTGCTACGGCAGAAGCTACAGCACGTTGGGCCGGATTTAATTGTTTTACAGGACTATTAAAAGGATCAACACCATATGCTGTTTCTACAGCTTTAGCCGCCTCTTCCCGTCCCTTAGACATATTAGTTTGTCTTTCTAATTTCTGAGTCCTACTTACAGCGTTTTTACGTACTTTGTTATTACCTAAGTCAATATCAACAGGCGTAGATACTGTAATCATCTTTTCAGCTTTTGGGGTGTTTAATTCTACACGTTTAGACGTCCCTGGAACCCTAAACCCTCCAATGTCGTTAACGTCATTAACTAAAGACGTTGTAGTTCCATCAGGTCGTACAGTAGTTACAATATTTACACCGCCTAGTTCAAATGAAGACGATTTATGTGAATTCATAATTAAAACAGGATCACCTTGTAAAGCTTTTTCTTTATTATAGACACGAATACCTTTAGACTCTAAATTTTCTATGAGTTCTAGATTGTCTTTAAAAGGTTTCCTTGGTAGTTTTGAAAAAGCACGTTTAACCATTGTAGGTGTTACACCTTTAATACCAAGACGTTTTAATTCATCTGAAAACTCTTCTGCTGTTTCAGCATTTTTAAGTACATCGTTATTTCTAAAGGCTTTTTTAAGTTCAGGAAGTAATTCACGATCTTTAACTTTAGTTTTATTTACTTTAGATAAACCATCCATTAAAGCATTTTCAAAGTTTTTAAAGGATTTAAAGGGTTCGTTAACTGGACGAGACGAAAACATCTGTTCTAGAATGGGAAACGATCCGCCCATCCTTACACTATGGGAAAGGTTTCCAGCACCTGGGGAAGAAACTGCTTGTTTCACTGCCATTAAGGAATCACCCTCTTTTAAACCTTGTACTTGAGAAATGGCATTAAACATACGATCTTGTTCGATAGGATCAAGGTTAAATCCTTCTAAAGACTTTGAAAGATTTTTCTTTGAAAATCCTGTCATGTCTACATATGTTCCTTTTTCACCTATCTTAGCGGCTTTAAGAGGACGTTTATATTGCTCACCTAGTAGGGTATTCTGACCGATTTGTCCTTGAAGTCTTTTAGTTTCTTTAGATATTTCTGCATTTATTTCTCTTAATGTTTCTGGATCAGCCCCTGCTTTTTCTAGAACATTCCGTTTCGTTTCTAACTGCTCAATGCTTTTAAGTTTTTTCTTGGTTACGTCTCTCGTTGTTTTTGAGATTCCCTCTTGACGCATTAAGGCTTGACCTGTAGGAGATAAAGACTGTAATAAAGCATTCTTAACGCCAATAGCGCCAGTACGCCCCATTTCCATTACCTTACCGCCTTTATAAAACGTAGGTAGGTCGTTAATCATGTTCTGTGAAACAGCTTCCCAAGTTCGTTTAGCTGCCGCAGGTGGGACCCAAGGGAGTAAACCAGCGGCAGTTAGTCCAGCATCTACCCAATTTGGGTCTTTATATAAATTAGTTAAATCTGCTCCTAATCCGACAACATCACCAACTACAGGAATTGGAGAAGTCATTAATGCCGCTTTATCATACCACGGCATATTATCCCAAACATTAGAAGCGATATTAGATGCCTTAGAGAATAAGCCTTGGTCATTCATTATTTAAACCTAACATATTACTGATTTGGCCTTCATCATAACCATCTAATATTAAGTCGTCAATGAAATCATTAGCAATTACACTAGCCATTTTCATTATATCTTCGGGAGTCGCCTTCTTGCCCATTTGGTCAATCATCATTAGCTTATTTACGTATTTAGGATTAGTAGCAGCTTTAGCCATAAACAAAGGACCACCTAAGATCAACGCTGCGCTTCCTAATGCCCCAGGAGCAGATACAAAACCAGTTGCTGCTGCTGTACCCACCCCGGCTAAGGCATAATATTCCTTACCACGTAGAAAGAGAGTAGCTAATCCAGATTCCGGTTTTTGAGAAGCAGTAGCCATTAAGTTGACTAGCTTCTTATAACTATTAAAATCCTTACCTAAGATTACTCTAGCTTTCTTCGCATGAGTTGGATCAATTAAGTTCTTAGCCTCTGAAACAAATCTTTTTGGGTCTAAAGGGTCCGTACCTAAACTACCAATTACTGACTCCATGTAGGACTCTTTAATAGCTAGTTTAGCTTCATCAGCAGACTGGAACGGAAGTTTTTTAAGTTCTTGTGGTGAGAGTTTACTGTACGCTTTATCAATAGACTTTAATACTGCCTGAATATTTTCAACCTTATTCCCAACGGTAAACATATTCCCGATTGACGAATATAGTCCTTTATTGGCATTACGAACAAAAGAAGTATTTACTTCAGGAAATAACGTAGTGACGTCTCCTGAGTAAGCCTTTTGTAATTTCTTGTATTCATTACCGGCCACAGGATCAACCATAGACATCTCTGAACGGATACGCACTTTAACCCGTTTAGATAAACTTACCAATTCCCTGGCAGTATTAGGGTCAAAAGAAGGTGATCCAAAGTTAGACACTTCATTGATTTTCTTATTCAATGCTTTGTCAAAGTCTAACAGAAATGACGCAGGGGCTTTATCTACGTCCGTCATTAGTCCTTTAAGTTCATCTACAACTTCCATTGTTTTCTTATTTAGAATGGAATTACCTAAAGAGTCTCTATTCGCCTTAAGAAAACCATCAATGGCTGAATTCAAAGGTTTTAAGTTGACAGTATTCTTTGAGAGCTTTGTACTAATTTCAGTTAGTTTATCTCCATATTCTTTAGAGATAACATTACGTGCCTCTGATATTACACTTGAAATACCTTGGCCTAATTCATCAGAAGACATACGATAGGACTGACCGATTAAGGTATCTAGTTCATCTCTAACTAAACTACCCATAGCCATCTCAGTGTCTTCAAATGTACCTTTAGAAAGGAAACCAGTACGACCTAAATTCTCTTTCCATAACTGCCATTTGGATTGAATACCTGCCTGAAACGGAGTCAAACTTAAACCACCAGCCTCAGCTAATTCTTGTGACTGAATACGGGAATACTCAGTCCCGAAGTCGGCAGCTTCCCCGGTAGCTAACTTCTTGGCAATAGTCTCTACAGGAACACCTTCGGACATAGCTTTTTTAATACCGGTATAGGCTGCTTTACCTAACTTACCAAGTCCTAAAGTAGCTACATCAATACCTAAAGAGATAGCGGCTTCCTTTAACGCATTTCCTACGTCAATATCCTCACCAGAAAGAACATCAGAAGTAGCTGCACCAATACCGGAGCCAACTGAACCACCGATTATACCACCGGCAAGCATTCCTGGTGGTCCAAACGGTGTTCCAGCTAAAGTTCCTGCAACACTACCACCTAGGCCCATAGGTAATTCCATATTACCCTTCAAGTATTTAATGGCTTGGTCTCCAGTGTCGGAAAGAAATTCACCGGGAGTTCTAGGTGTTTTAGGTTCTGTAATAAAAGTTTCCGGGTCAAACTCCACAGTTGGTCTATACTCGCCAAAATCTTCAGGAGTTGCTAGTCCGTTTCTAATTGCTTTTTCATAAATATCAGCTTTAGACATTCCTTCTGGAACATCTTCAATAACCGTACCATTAGGTAATGTTACATCCATTATTTTAAGTCTCCAAAGTTAACCTTCTTACGCTCTTGAGCTTTAGGCGTCTCTTTTTGACGTAAGTAAATTAAATAGTCAGAAGGAGTCCTAGAAGAGCTTTCACTGAAAAAATCTCCAGCCTCTGCATCACCCTCAAGACGTTTTATGATTCTCTCCAACATAGCAATATTTGCTTCAGTAGTCTGCATCGGACTTGGAAACGCTTTAGCTAATTCCTCAAGGTCTTTATCTGTAGGCTTCGCGCCCATCATTTGTTTCAAGGACTGAATCATCATCATTTGAGATTGAGTTCTGAATGATGCTTCGTTCTTAGCTTCAATGTTAAAGATACGTCCAAATTCACGTAAGGCTTCGTTAGCTTTACCACCTTTGATTTGCTTAGACAACTCCAGAAGCTGACGAGCATTACTTAAGCCTTTACGTGCAATAACACCAGCCTGAATGAAGTTATCACGGCTTGTTAAGTTTAAGGATGCTAGTTTTTCAGCTTGAGCTTGTTCAATGTTTAAATCTTTTTGAAGTCTGGCGCTTTCACGCTCCCATTGCTCTTTCAATTGTGCAGTGGTACGTTTAGGTTGTTCCTGAACTTCTGCAGTTTCCCTTGCTTCCGCTGTACGTTGTTCAGGTGTCAAACCTTTAGAACCAATAGGAGTCAACTTACCTTTCGGTTTCTTACCAATATTTTCAGAACCCCAAGGCTCAAATACTCTAATCTGAGTACCGTCTTTATTAAACCCTAGGAACTGATCAAATCGTTGTCCATCTTCATCAACATAACCATCACCGATTCGTTGGACATTCTTCAAGGAATGTTTATTGGCAATGTAATTTGCTGTACGTTTGTTTTTAGCAGTTAACTCAGAAATATCCAACTTACGCATAGCTAGAGCATTAGTCATGAATTGTTGAGCTTCATTAAAATACCCACGCTTCATCAGTTCAGCAAAGCCAACCTTAAGTTCTTGTTCAGTAATCTCTGAACCACCGGGGCTAGTGGGGTCTGAAAACTTACCAATAATGTCTATAATTTCTTTTTTATCAGTGGCTAGTTTACGAGCCTTAGCAAGCCTAGGGTCTTCACGAAGAATACCTGCTTTAGTACCAAAGACGTCTACACCACCACGTAAAGCTTCAGCCATCTGTTGATTGGCTTTAGAAACTAAGCTAGAGTAGTAGTTACCCCCACCGGAGATATTGTCTGCCATTGCCTGACGGATACGCGCTTCACGCTCTTGACCCATCTTGTCATAGACGTCCTGAGGGGTAATATTGTTTTTAAAGAGTCCTGAGAATTCATTAGCCATTTTTTTTTCCTCGTTCCTTAATCTAATCCACCACCGAAACCTTCACCACCAGAAGGATCATCATCGTTTCCGTTACTCGCAGCATCCCCTGAGTCTCCATCAGCATCTGGATCATTACCGCCACCAGCGGAGTCGCTAACCGAGCCACCAGTACCGATATCTCCTGTTCCTCCAACGTCAGCGGGATCGCCAAAGTCGCCAAAGTCTCCTACGCCTATATTACCTAATCCTCCAAACTCAGAAAGAGGAACTTGCTTTTCTCTTTTAATCTGTAAATCAATTAGGCTGTTAATTATATCATTCTGAGTAACAAAAGAATGAAACTCAGGATTAGCAAGGTTAATTGCAGTTCTTGCAAAATCTGTTATAGTATCTAAAGGGTTTAAACCAAACAAGCCAAATCCTTTAGAAGCAAAAGATAATACATCATCAAGGGGATTCACACCTAAGGGAGTACCGGAGTAAGCTCTGCTTAATGTAGCTACAGGGTCAAAAGCGCCTTGAGGACTAGGAATACCTGATTCAGTAAACCCTAGTCCTAAAGTTCCTACCATAGAACCAAAGCCCATATTTGAAGCCTTGGTTTCTCCTATGGAAGGGGTAGGTCCTGAGTTAATATCATGGGTAGAGTCCTGCGGCGCAAAATTATCAAACAATCCTTTAGCACCAGCCATTAAATATTGTGCTCTGGATGGACTCTGGGAAACCTCAGTATAAGGAGCAGTAGAGGGGTTAGCGTACTGACTTTGCCAGTTCTGTAGCCATAAAGGCACATGGGACTCTACAGGACTAGAGTTGTATTGCCCATCTCCAGCCAGGAGCCAGTTCTCTAACCAAGGCGGTATACTTTCACCTAAGAGTCCGTTAATAGCCATAAATAATCCTTAAGATTTCTGTTGTGGACGTAGACGATCCAAGAACAACCCTCCAAGTCCTGAGAGGGCTGTACCACTAGCGGACAACGCTTGAGGTTGATAACGTGTTGCGGCGGCGGCGTTACGTGCAGACATAGCTTGTGCTGCAGTGGTCCCTAGTTGACCGCCTATGCCCCGCCCTAAGTTGGCTTGTTGGAGTGGAATATTAAGGAGACCAACGGCTTGACCAATGTCTGCAGTTTCCCTACCAAGAAGTTCGTTGACCAAAGACTGAGCCTGAGACATAGATTCATTTCTACGGGCCTGTTGCAAAGCACCAATAGATTCTTCAAGTTCACCCAGAGTACGTTGACCACCAGTAGTCCCAAGACGTCCTTGAGCCAACAAACGACTCTCTAGGTCAGTACGTAATTGAGCTTCTTTAGGGTCCCAATATTGCTGTTGTTGTTCATAGAAAGTATTAGCAGCAGCAAAAGGGTCAGCACCTAAGGCTAATGCTTGAGAACCCCATAGACCGCTACGTTCTAAAGCACCAGAGTAAATGTTCTGTAATTCTGGGGATAGGTTAAGAAGGGCTGTACGTGAGTATTCATCGAACCCTGCAGTACCACCTAAGGAACCTACACCCCAAGGCTGTGCAGCAGCTTCCGCAGCGGCAGCATTAGCCCTCATAGCGTCTGCCTGAGCCTGTGCTGCAGCCGTAGCAGCATCGGCTTCTTTAGAAGCACCTAGGTAACTCAAACCCCCACCTAATGCAGCACCCGCAGCATCCCAAAGACCTCCACCTACCTGATCGGCATTAACGGACGTACCTAGAATATCATTAGCAAAGTCTGCAATTGATTTCAACCATCCCATATTATTATTCCTCTTACCTAATTTTACCTTGTTTTGTGAGTAAAGTAGTATTGACCAAGCTTGAGTAATTACCATTAACTTCTGTAGTCATTTTTAACCTAATCACTCGACCAGTTCTTCCTAAGGGAACTTTATATTCTTTAGCAGTTGAAGGAGAAGCATAAATAGCTGCACCATATAGGGAATTAAGTTTACCGTAAAGATAAGTAGTTCCTTGTGTAGTTAAGGAAAATGACTTAGAGTACGGAGAACCACTATCGTAGTCTTTATAAATAAAGATTTCAGAAGTAGCTCCTCTGCCTCCAACAAATGTAAATAAACCTGCCTTTACAATTTTAGCAATGACGGGGTTATTCAAATCTAACCAGGCCGACTGCCAAGTGTAATTATAATTATTGTTAGTGTAACTCCAACAAGTTGAGGTTTCCCAGGTATTATTAGCAGCTTCACATACCGACTGATTTCCATAAGTACCAGTTACATCAGAAATGGTTACATCATAGTAATCAGAGTATTCAGCTACGGAGTCACTTAAGCCCAAATATAAAGTACCGTCAATAGTCCCTAATCCACATAAAGGGGCTGATGTAAAGGACCAAGTAGTGATCCTAGGACGATTCTGAGAAGCAAAAAGAATCATATCAAAAACATAGCACTTTAAACTTCCAGGGAAAAACGTAACTATGATACCGTCTTCAGGATAATAACTAGACTTTACAGTAGTTAAATCCGCCGAAGCTAAAAGACGAGTAAGGTCGTTACGGATAGCTAAAGATAAATCATCAATAGGAGACTTACCGTCATTCTGGACAGTACGAGTTAAGCTTCTTAAGCCTTCATAGCTCATAAAAATAATGTCAGTATTTACGTAGGAAATATTATCCCTACCTGCAAGACCAATACCTTTAATGACTTCATCTAAAACCATATTAGCAGGATCATCTGCACCAGTATAGATTACAATATTTTGTTTACCAAAGATAATCAGTTTATTTTCAATGGAGCCTAAACCAACTACTTCGTCATTACCCCAAACAGTCTTTAAGTCTACAATACCAGACGCACCACCACTGAGAGCTTCTCCAATTAAGTTATCGGAGTAGAATACCACACCAGGAGCCTCAGTAACACCACCGTACCACATACGTCCAAAATCACCTAAGGCACAGGAAGGATCAAATGTAGTAATCCCAACAGGTGCAAGATAAGTCCCTAAGTCCTCCATATCGTACCAATTAGTACCATCAAAGTTAACCACTTTATGACTACTCTGGACACCCCAGAATTCATCATTAAAGTTAACCCATTGCCAGTTCCCATTACTGATGGTCTGAGGGGTTCCTGAGAAGGCTTGAGAAGTTAAAGAATACGGAGTGACAGTTGTATCAAGCTTATAAATAGCGTTTCCAGCACCTGCATAGTATTCCCTCGTTCTGTCTGCTTTAATGTAACAGCCTATTGATTTAATACTTGATCCAATTGTTTTAGAGACTTGTTTAATGCCTTTTCTAGACGAAATACGACCTTGGTAATCGAATACCACATTATCGGCAGCAGTCAACCACTCCGGCCCAAGAGTAGCATCTTGAGATTGAGTATTTAACCCTGCTGATCCAAGTCCACTAAGGACTACTGGTGTAATTGGTTTAGTCGGCATACCAAGTCGTTTCATTCACTGTACGGTTTTCATCCTGAGAAATAGCGTCTGAAAGTGCATTAGAGAACATAGAACTAGCTAAGTCAGTCATCGTACCCCCATCTTCACCCCGTTCTGCAATAGCCATACTATAGGCTCCTAATACAACAGGATGCTCAGGGACAGTCATAGTCTCAGTGGCAGTAGTTAAGTCATCCTGAGGCTGCACTGCATGGACCCTAATGTTATAGGCAGCGTCTGGAGTAGGCCAAAAGCTAATCTCATTATTTTTTAAACGATAATACATAGGTTGACCAGTTTGAGAGTCACCAATGTACGTAAAGCGATAGAAGTCTTTATCTGAAATATGTTTCAATTCAGAGTCATTTGTATCGTCTAAGACTTGCATAATACGAGCTTTATAGTCTAAGTTACTCATAGTATAACTTACAGTTCCATTAGATGTAGCAACAGTCTCAACAGTACGTAATACACCCCAATCCCAAGCATTCTCAACTAAATGCTTAGATTGATTTACTAACTCACCAATAAGCTTCTGATAATCATCTACGTCTGATGAATCATTAATATCACCGGTCCAATCCGAAGTGATTGTATCTTCCCGAAGACGAGTCAGGACTTTGTTAATTATCTGTCTAAAAGCCATTATTTAGATACCCCTTTGAATTTCTCATACGTCCTCATACCACCTAATCCCAACATACCAAGCATAACTGTAAGTAGACTTTCCATATCAAAAGATAACTGAGGAGGAGTAAAATTTAAGTATAAACTTAAGACTTGCAGGAGTGGAAATAAAACATAATGCATAGCAAATGCAGAACCACAGGTCCATCCAATAAACGGTCTCCATCCAGCTACAAAAACAGTCCTATGGGCTGCTTCCTGTTTATTAACTTCCATCTGAGCTACATCAGCAGCTAATAAGTCTTTTCGTAATTCTTGTTCAGCTTTAATCTTTTCCTGAGGATCAGGAATAAACTTATTGATAATTTTTAAACCGGAAGCAATAGCGTCATCAATACCAAAAGCCATTACCTAAGCTCCCAATGTGGCATATCCCATTCCCATAAATCATAACCCCAGTGTAAATTAGTTACCCCATGCTTTTCTGCGGCTGCATAGACCACTTCGGCTAACTCATGGAACCTTTGTAAGTTCTCCCAATCTATAGGGTAAGGTACAATATCAACAGCAAGAGAAGGATACTGGTTATGCTTAGACTTAGGAAAAGGTAGCTTTGACGCTCCAGTTTTGAAGAATTCATCTTGCTTTTCCTTGGTCCTATGTCCTTCAATAACACTGAAATCGTAGTGTTTAATGGCCTCATGTAGAACTAACTGGATATCAGGATGTACTGTCTCAAGACAGTCTCGTGATCTGTTTCCAAAACTAGGCATTATTTTTTCTTTCGTTTCTTAGGAAAACCGGCTTTCATGTTTGAGTAAGCTTCTTTGCTAATTGTACTTTTAGATTTTGGCCTAGAAATACCTAATTTTTTACGTTTATTAATATTAGCGTACAAACCTTGTTTTACCATTTTTTACAACTCCAGTATCGGGCTGAAAGTTTATTAGGTGGATTTGTATCACATTTGTGTCTAGCCCTAAAACTTTTTTTCCGTGCCGGTTGATCTTTTTTAATTGTCATATTTGGATCACCAAAACGGATTAATCGAATATCATTGCCATCTTTTGCTAACACAGCAAATTTTTTAGATTTTCCGGGTGTACGTTTAGGTTTATTATATCCCGAAAAAGTTTCATTTCTATACTTTATAGTCATTTCTTTTTAGCTTTTTTCTTTTGAGATTTTTTAGCTTTTTTAGCTGCTGCATAACCAGCTTTTGTATATGGATAATGTTTTCCTGCAACTTTAGGCATGTTATTTCTCCTTATGATCTTTGTATAAAACATACAAACGGCTACAAACAAGAATAAATGTTACTACTGTTATACCAAATTGTGCCCATTCTTCAAAAATATGTAACCACCACGGCATTGTTAATGCTGGTGTTGCAATGGCTCCATCAATTATTATTTTTTCTTTCATACTTATTCTATTTTAGGATGTTTGCCGTTGTGCATGGTAATTAATTTTGAGATATCTTTTTCAGCCCTGTCAATACGTGTACTAATATTAGACATTTCTCTGTGCCTTGCTGCTTCATTAGAAGGGTCCATCATCTTGGCAAGCACTCCAAGCTTTTGTGCTTGCGTTTCAATTTGAGTATGACCTTTATCAAGTCGTTGATCAAATGTTCGATATCTAGCTTCTAAATCATGCAGCATTTCCGCAATATTTTTAATTTGTGATTGCGCTACAGCCGCTGCTCCAGCAACACTAAAAATAATGCCACCGATTGTGACAACCAATCCAATGTCAATGGAGCCTTCCAATTTACCATACTCTCATATTCGATTTAGGACCAAGCTTTTTTCTATGCTTTAGTCCTGCTGGTTTAGTCCGCCGCTTAATGACTTTGCGGTAACTCTTTTCGTTGCTGATTTTTTTAGCCATTACCGCGCCCTCGCCTGACTGATGCCACTGCCGCCGAATGGGAACTCAGCGAAGGCTAGGTAAATAATTGTGCCGTTATTAACCCCGCCCGTATGGCGCATCTTGAAGCCGTTGGCCGTGAAATCCCAGCCTAGCGCCGTTTGCTCAAAGTCTGGCGTGGACGCTAGAAGATAATCGTTGCTTAGGTTGTAGGGGCTGCGCTTGGCATCTGCGATAACCCAATCGCCAGTGCTATCCGTTCGTTTCCACATGACCCATGCGGGCCGGAAACCTGACGCGCCGTCGTCGATAACGACATAGCTGCCATCAGCATTATTATTGGCTGTGAATGAGCCAATTCCTATCAAGCCGGGGGTGCGGGCGAAACAGTACGCAACATGATCCTTGCTGGCCGTATTTACCGCACCATTAGACCCTAACGTGAATACGGAGGTGGTCGGCTCCGTATCATTCCACATAGCGGTCAGCGCAGCCGTGGCGTTAGTGGCTTGCATAATCAGATAGTTGGTTGCGCCATTTGTGTCTTCGTAGACTACCCAACTATTGCCCGCGTCTGTTAACTGTTTAACCACGTAAAAACCGGGCTTACGAGACAGGCCATGCCCAACGGTATCTCCCGCCGCCGGGGAGGAATTTGATGTCCACTTCACAATCGAGAAACCGCCGTGGTCGGCAACGGATACCGTTGAATTGATTGAACCGTCAGTATTGCTTGAACCGGAACCACCAGCCTTCATGCACCACGCGACATAACTCTCAGCATTGGTATTGACTGCGACATTGCTGCCAACCGTAAAGCCATCAGCGTCAAAGGTGGACAAGCCCTCGGTGTCAGTTGCCTCTGCGCTGTCGTTGTCGCTGTTCAGGTCTTTAGTAACACCCCTAACAGCGTCATAGATCATATGTTCGTCAGCAGCATCGCGGTTCTTGATCCACACAAAGTCAGGCTGGAACCCTACGCCTGTGATGGCGTTGCCACCGGACCCTACAGCCGTACCGTTGCCTTCATACAGGACCGTGTTGAATGCCGTAGACGGAGTGGTGACGG